TTTATCTGGCAGAATGTGTTGAAGCATAATTTTTATTAAGCGGTAATTCCCTTGGTTCCCCACATGGAAACTTCTTCGAGGTGGGTTTTTGCGAGGGCGATGCAGCGTTTGTCCGCTGTGGTGCTGATGGTTTCAAGCACCTTCCAAACTTCAGAGCAAGTGTTTTTAAGGGCTGCGATTTGGGATCTCTCCTCATCCTTCAGCTCGCGGTATTCCATTCGGAATGGATCTTGAGGTCCTACTTTGGGCTGGACTTGACCGAAGAACTCTTTGGCTTCTTCGAGCGTCGTCACGAGCTTTCGCGCGCCAGTGCGCACGTCGTGGACGAAAATTTGTGCAGCAGCGTCCCGCTTTTCTTGTGCAAAATAAGCATCAGCTTCTTGCGCGGAATAAAGAATTGTATCTGTTGGCATGAGAACTGGGGGTTAAAATCCAGACGGAGGGCGGCGTGATCTCCCGTTTCAAAGTCTCTCACGCTGCCTTTCGCCCGGAGAGAACGTGCATATTCGTTCTCAGGGGCGGATTTATTCCTTGGCACTCCACCAAGCGGCTGTATTCAGGTACTTCCTTTTTGGCACGTCTGCCTACTTCGTTTTCGTGAATACATGCGTTTGGTGTCGAAGGTAGGGATCGAACCTACATCTCGTGGTCTTCAGCCACGCGCTAAGACCACATCAGCTACTTCGACTTGAAATGGGCCACGGAGCAGGTCATTTCACCCTGCACATAGGGGCTAGGTTTCTACCCCTACTACCCCCGATTAGCCGTTCGGGTTTCATGCGTCTATACTTCCGCCATCCGTGGCCCGAGTTTTCAAAGAACTAAGCCGCAGCTTCGTTGCTTTCAGGAGCGGTGTCTTCCCCAGCTGGGGCCTCTCCTTCTGATGCAGTTCCTTCTGTGGAAGGAGTTTCCGCACCTTCTAAAGCTGGCTCTTGAGCCGCTTCACCCTCTGCTTGAGGAGCTGGTGTTTGAGCACCTTCTGCCTCTGGCGTAGGAGTTGTTTGATCGTCACTCATGGTGGCGTGGGTTAAGGAATACAACGAATTTAGTCTATTATAGAATGCGTGAAAAGTCAACGCTAATTTCACTTGCATTATTATAATAGAAAGCGCATAATGAGTTCGCTATCCACCCAAAACGCCATGTCAGCTCGCAATCATCGTTCCTCGTCTCAAAGCCGCAAGTATACCCTCGCGGTGTTTTTGTGGATAGCCTTTGTGGCGGGGAGCCATGGTTGTGAGCGCGCACCAGCTCCGACGCTATCCTGCTCTTATAATTGCTCGCAGACCTTCACGAATGTGGAGGATCAAAACGCGTGCCTAGTAGAGACCTACGAAGACCTGAAAACGTGCGCAAATGAATGTAAGCCCCTTCTTTTACCAGGGGGCGTTTGCCCCGTAACCATTGGATCAAAATGAATGACTTATTTGCAAAATTTTCCGTAGTGTGCTATTCTTGGGTTACTCACTTGCGACAACCCATGACCACGTTATTTTTATTTCCAAACGTCCCTTCAGCATCACTTGTTGTCGCAAGCACTCGTGGTCAATGCTGGGGGGATTTTTGTGAATAAAACTTCCACGCCATGAAAGAAACATTTTACTTCCCACATGACTTTGAACCCACGTCGGACCCAAAAATGACCGCCATGATTGGAAATCTTGGAGGACTTGGGTACGGAGTATTTTGGAGAGTCATCGAAATGCTGCACAGCTCGGAAAGCCACCGCCTTCCATGCAAGCAGTACATCTATGAAGCAATTGCTAAGCAAATGCTAGCAAATGCTGAGCAAATCCAAGCAATGCTTATTTGCTTCGCGAAGGACTACGAATTGTTGTCCACAGACGGCGAGTTTTTTTGGTCCGAACGTGTTTTCCGTAATTTTGAGAAGCGAGAATCTATATCTGAAAAACGCCGCGAGGCCGGCAAAAAGGGAGCAATTGCTAAGCAAAATCTAGCAAACGCAAGCAAAGTAAAGGAAAGTAAAATAAATAAAAATAAAGAAAAACAAATAGAAACAAATACACCTCACTTACGTTCGGTGCGCGAGTTTGAAGAAAGTTCGGAAGAATTCCGTTTGAGCAAACTTCTGATGGATCAGATTTTGATTTTCAACCCACGTTTTAAGCTTCCCGACCTTCAGAGATGGTCCGTCGAAATTGACAAAATGATAAGAATTGATAAACGATCTGTTGAAGACATTGAAGTGCTTATTTTGTGGGTAACGCAGGACAGTTTTTGGAAGGCGAACATTCTTTCCACCGCGAAGCTGCGCGAAAAGTTTGACCAGTGCTGGACGAAAGCTCAGTCGATGCAGCAGCAAAAAAAGCCATCTTACTCTGTAATTTCTTAATTTTATGGCTGAAAAATATATCATGGTCACGCACGACAAGTTCAAGTTTCTGCTTACCGACGAGCAGTACAAAGTGGCCGTTCAATCATTGATGAAAGGGGATAAGTTTTTGTTCATCCAAGATTCAATGATCCCACTTTCTCTTGCGCCCACAATTTTGCCGATTCAAAAGTGGAAGGACAGTGAAAATGACCGGCTTGCTACTTCCAGCAAGCGTATTTGCAACAACTGCCTTTCAGTTCGCGATAACGAATCCCGCGCTTGCTACACCTGTTCGAGTCGAAACAGGGAAAAAGAGCTGCTCCCTTCCGCGCCGGGGATGTACGATCTCCCACCCCCTCACATTCCTGAAGCTTTCAAAAAAGGCCTCAAGATCAAAACTTTTTAATCTTATTTTATGGACACTTTTCTATTTTGCTTTGAGGCCGCCGCTGGACTTTCTGCCGGCTTCCTCGTCATGCTCATCATTGTCGGAATTTTAATGAAAATCTTCCCATGAATTTGAAAACATACATGGCCGAGCGCATGCAAGATCCTGAGTTTCGTGCGAAGTGGAACGAGGAAGATCTTTCCATGAACATTGCTACGTTGCTGATCGAGGAACGAATCAAGGCCGGACTTAGCCAGGAGGTCGTTGCCGCACGAGCTAAAGTTCAGCAGCCCAGTATCGCGCGCCTTGAGAGTGGCGACGGGAGCCTTCCCAATGTATTCTCTCTCCAGCGCTACGCTCACGCGCTCGGGAAAAAACTTCATATTTCTTTTATTTAACCTTATGCAACACCATCACTTAAAAATTCATCACATCTGGCTTGATGCTTTACGTAAGGATGAAAAATCAGTGGAGATTCGCCGTCATGACCGTGACTTTCAGAAGGGCGACGTAATCGTTTATTCCGAATACATCGACCAAGCTGGAAATCCACAGCCGCTTGAGGAACCCATGGAGTTTATGATTAAGCATGTCCTTTCGGAAATCGAAGGGCTTGAGCCAATGTTTGTGGCGCTTTCGGTTCAGAGGATCATCATCAAAGACCTTTCTGACCCTGCCTTAACATGAAAACTCCAAATGAGTATAGATTAAAAATGGGCGCATTTGCTACGGATGAAAGCTATGGTGTGAATGGCGTTTATCAGATTCCTTTTGAATCATATACGCTTACGGTGGTTGCATCGGACGGTTTCGGCTGGGAACACGTTTCAGTAAGTCTCAAGAATCGCACGCCAAATTGGAAGGAAATGTGTTTCATTAAAGACTTGTTTTGGAATGAAGAGGAAATGGTAGTGCAATTTCATCCACCGCGCAGCGAATATGTCAACAACCACGAAAACTGTCTACATCTTTGGCGTCCGAAAGACAATCACATTAAATTACCTGATAGTCGGTTAGTCGGCGTAAAACAAAGTAATCTTTAGCACAAGCTCAAACCTATTGACAACAGGTTAAAAAAGATGAAACGTAACACCTACCTGCCGGAGGCCCCTAGCAATGAGCGTTAGCGAATTGCGTACCAATGTCCCCTTCCTCAACTCCCGTCCATGAAAGCAGCTTGCAAAAGTCACCGACTTCCTCTACACTGACCTCATCCTAATCCACACACATGGCTTTCTCACCACAGTCCGCAGAGCTTCACCTCGGCATTCTTCAAAATCGTATGAAGGACATCAAGGGTCAAATGACCGCTTGCATGGCTAAGATGAACATGGATGAAAAGGTGCAGAAGGACAACGAAATTGACCCAAAGAAAGAAGCGCAACGATTCAAGGAGCTGGACAAAAAGTACCTTGCGTTGCAAAATGAGGTCGCTGAGTACGAGGACAAATGCCTCGCTGCCACCAACTTCTAACCCCATCGCCATGAACGCCCGCAAAGAACAACTCCTTCTCGACATCGCTGCCATTGACGCTAAGCTCGCTATCGGCGACCCAAAGCTCAAGGCTTCTTACCAAGCTCTTCGAGCCAAAAAGCAGGCAGAGGTTGATCGCATCGACGCTGATTACGCGGCTACCGCTCCAGCAGTTGATCCTTCACCTGCTCCCGCTCCTACCCCAGCACCAGCTGCTCCCGTAGCCCCTGCTACTCAAGTTCCTGATGCTCTCGGACCAGACGAAGTTCTCTAAACCCTTTAAGCGATGCCAGCAGGAAGACCAGTTGAATACACGCCGGAATTCACAATGAATGCCAAGCTCTACTTGGCTTCTTGTGTTGATTCCATCGAAGAGTTCCACAAGACCCGCGGTGACGCTTCCGACACGTACGAACGCCATGTAAAAGTTAAGCTCCCTTCCATCGAAGGCTTGGCTGTTTATTTGAAAATCCACAAGGACACAATCTACGAGTGGGAGAAGATTCATCCTGAATTTTCCGACGTTTTGAACGACCTGCGTCACCAACAGGCTGATAAATTGATCGTAAATGGCCTCAGTGGCGACTACAATCCCACCATCGCAAAACTGCTTTTGGCTAAGCATGGCTACGTCGAGAAATCAGAATTGACCGGCGCTGAAGGGAAAGCTCTTTTCCCAAAGCCGATCATGGATTTGAGCGAGCCTGTGAAGACCGCCGACAACGCAGCTGACGCTCAAAAGCAAATTGCTGCTGTAATAACCGCTCCTGCGCATGTTCCAGAAAACGACGGCAACCAATCGGGTAATAGCGCTGACGAAGAGGATTAGAGCGGTCCAGGGCGGTTCCTCCGCGTCCAAGACCATTTCCATCCTGCTTGTTTTGATTGCGCTTGCCCAGCAAGACAAAGTGCCGACGCTGACGTCCATCGTGTCGGAATCCATCCCCCACCTCAAGCGTGGAGTTATTCGTGATTTCAAGAACATCATGATGAGCCATGGGTACTGGCGCGATGAGCGCTGGAACGCCACGGACTCCATCTACACTTACGAGACGGGCAGCCAAATCGAGTTCTTTTCCACCGACAATGGAGACAAGCTCCGTGGAGCCCGCCGTGATCGGCTTTTCATGAACGAGGCCAACAACTGCTCGTTCGAGGCCTTTGAACAGCTCGAAATTCGTACCAAACAGTTTGTATTTCTTGATTGGAATCCGTCCAATGAGTTTTGGTTTTACTCTGAAATCTTGGGTAAGCGCGATGACGTTGAGCACATCATCCTCACGTACAAAGACAACGAGGCGCTTGACCCAGCTATTGTGGCTGCGCTTGAGCAACGTCGGTTCCGCAAAGGATGGTGGCAAGTGTATGGATGCGGGCAGCTTGGAGAAGTGGAGGGCAAAATCTACAAGGATTGGGCCATTATCGACGAAATCCCGCACGAAGCACGCTTAGAGCATCGTGGGCTCGACTTTGGATATTCCAATGACCCTAGCGCCATTGTGGACATTTATTACTACAACGGCGGGTACATCCTAGACGAGCGCTGTTTCAAAAAGGGCCTCTCCAATCGTCAGCTCGCGGACATTCTCTCCGATAATGACAAGGTGCTTGTGATCGCGGACAGTGCGGAGCCCAAGTCCATCGATGAAATCGGTTCCTATGGCATCAATATCATTGGCGCGGAGAAGGGCCCGGACAGCGTGCGCACCGGCATTCAGCGCGTACAGGACCTGCGCATTTCCGTGACCAAACGCAGCGTGCACATCATCGAAGAATACCGCAACTACCTGTGGAAAACGGATCGTGACGGGAAGATTCTCAACGAGCCCGAGCATCAATACTCACACAGCATGGACGCCATACGCTACGGATTCAACTATCTCGTGACCGAGCTTGCCAAGGAGGACGAAAGTGATTATGCTGCTGCCAGAGCAGATTACACACACAGTCTGCGTTACCCCCGCGAAAGAACTGGGGACCTCGTAAATTTACTCGATAGCAAATTCTTCGATGATTGAACACTCTGACCAATTCATTGCTGAGATCATGGACATGCTGGACGTACTCGATCAACCCGCTCGTAGAGTCGGGAATGTTTTTGTTACCTACAGCAGCGCCACTGACGGAGAGATTGAACTGAAGATCGTCATCCTTTACGGCAAGCCGTATCTCGATGGATTCAGCTATCAGTATTACTTTGAAACCAAGGCTCTGGCTGAGCGCAAGATCGGCATGGAGACTTTTGACAAACTCTGCTACCTCATCAAACCCTACGAGCGCGACATGCAGCTCGGGCAATTCGTTAAATCCTAAACCATGAGTGCTACCCTCGCAGAAATCCAACAGAAGATCAAAGAGTGCCCGAATGTTACCGACATCGTTGCGAGCGCTGGTCCAACGACTACCCCAGAAGGTGAGATTGGGTACACGGTTAGGGTTTCATTCCGTTCAGACGGCCAACCAAAAATGATCGCCATGTTCTACCCAGAAGAAGAGCTCCCTGCGGTGGAACTTATTGTTCGTTCCCTCAACACTCCCAACGGCATGCTTGAATAGCTGCCACCCCGCAAGGCTCAAGGCGCGCCTTAGAGAATCCTTAGCAACTTCACAAGTTTCTAACTTAACTCTATGGCAAAAACCACCACGCCAAAAGCCCCCAAAGCCAAGAAGAAATACTCGAAGTCTGACGATGAGAAGGCTCACGAGTACGAATCTGGTCTCCATGACCTAGACGTTCAGGACGCTCTCGAACTTATCAGTAAAAATGCTGTAGTCCACCAGAAGCATGAGCTCATCTGGCGCACGATCCAGCAGCTTTTTGAAAGCCAGTTCTATGTCAGCAATCCCGAAGCAACCAAGACCATCTCTTCCAAGACCCTGCTCCAAATCCTTTGGAAGGTGGCCAACAAGATGAAGATTCCCGACTTCTCGATCTTCCGCGCTGGCCCCTTCGCGACCTACAAGGACAAGATGAAGATGGAAGCCGAGGAAATGAAGCGCGAATGGTATCAGCAAGTTGTGACCGCAGCCGTGGCCACCGTGATGAAAGAAGGTGGATTCGTGCAGTGCTGCACGTCAAAAGGAGGAGTGTTCTACAAGGGCGCCCTCTTCGGCGACTCGCACATTGATATTGGGTTCAATGAGGACAAGTCTGCGTACCCCATTGCCTTCCGTGTTAGCTCACTTTCGGACACCTATCTCAACAACGACTGTACGGACCTGCGCGACCCTGTGGGAGGGCTTAGTGCTGATGGTAAAGTGACCTTCTATCGCTACACCGAAAAGCAATTCAACAATCTTTGGCCTGAATTTGAAGGTAAGGTCTGCAAAGGGGAAATCCCAAAGAACTCCGCTTGGAACAAACAGCTTGAAAAATCATGGCTTCAAACCTCTACAGGTACTGACGACCTCATTGAAGTGGCCTATGCTCAGTTCGTGGATGCTCGCGAGATCGTGTTCGCTGGTAAGGCGTGCACCGTGCTGCGAAAACGCATCGGAATTGAGGGTGAGAATGATGAAAAAGAGAATGAACAGCACAAAATGATGCCAGATGGAGCTGAAGAAGGGCTTGAAGCCCAGGACATTGAAGAGATGGATACCTACCCATACGTTATGGATGGCGTGCCCTACCTCTCCATGCTCCATTTCATGTTCTTCCCTTCCAGCGAGGGCTACTACAACTACGGAATCGGGCACATGGTGTTCGACATTGCGGTGCTCGCTGCCAAAATGGACGACATGGCCTACAAACATGGCGGAAAGAACGTAAACCCCATCAATTTCGTCAATTCTTCTAGCCGAAGCACCACAAAACTGTTCAAAGACATCCTCAAAGCACGTCAGGACAGTGAGCTTGGTGGCGATGCCTTCGTAATTTCCGGCAATTCCGAAGGTTCCTCTGGTGTGACCGTGGAAAACTTCCAATCACCTCCGATCACCGGTGAATGGGAGCGCATGTTCACTCGTCTTGAGACTCAAATCCGCCGTATGGGCTTCAACCTTGACGGTACTGAGCTCGGGGCCAACCCCAATGAGATGACCATCATGGCAAACGAGGAAAGCCAGGACGCTCCGATCAAGCAGATCATTGAGTTCAACGCCATTCCGTTCTTCCAAATGGCCGTGGATATCACCATGGACTTCATCCGCAAGTTCATCCCCGACGACGACATGACTCCGCTCAATTCCACCACGGACATTGAAGCTGGCTCCGTGAAAATCCCAATGCGCTCTATCCCGCTTGGATGGGTGGCAAAGGAACTGCGTGCAAACAAATACTTCACCGTGGTCAACTCTCGTGACGGGACCATCCCAAGCGGTGTAATGCAGCAAGCGCGCATCACCCAAACGATGAAGACACTCACGCCTGGCACGCCGGCATGGACTAAGCAGGCTCTTGCCCTCGCCAAGCTGAACGGTCAAAACCTCACTGAAGAAGACATGATGCCACAACAGCAAGCCGCGCCAGGCGCTGGCCCTGCTGGCTTTGGTTCTATCACTGGTGGTCCCACGCAAGTCGTGCCCACCGAAACCACACCCCTTAACGCTTACAGTCTAAAACATGGCCAACGATAAAACTGCATTGATGCGCATGATCCTTGAAAACAAAGCCGCTGCCGCGCGCCGTGAAGCCAATGGCCAGGACGTTTATTCATGTGAGGAAATACTGGGCACAATGAAGTCCGTGCAGAACTTTGCCGCCTTCTTTGCCCAAAATCGCATCGAAATTGCGATGATTCGTAAAGCCTTTTTGATGGACTTTATCGAGGGTAATGTCGAGATGAAGCCGGTGGACGCTTTTCGGCTTGCCTTAGACCTTTTCAGCGGTTTCTTTGAGAAGGCGGATGAGGAGGTAGATCTCTATATTACAGCGGCCCACAAAGCGAACGCGAAAAAAGAACCTGTTGACGCCGAGGAAAATTGATCTTATTCTTTGCTTGCTAGAAAAATCTAACACGCCATTCCATGCCAAGCGAACAGGACATGAACGGTGATGAACTTGATCTTCAAGTCACCCCCGACAATGAACCTGCCGATGACACTCAAGACACCCCCGCCAATGGCGAAGGTGAAGGAGGGCCGGAAGCAGTGGTTGAACTGGAAGAGGAAACTCCTCCAGCACAACCGAAGGTTGAAAAGCTAACCCCCGCCCAGGAACAAGCCCGCAAACAAGAAGAGGCATGGTTCCAAAACGTACTCGACGGGAAGAAAAAGGTAGAAGAAGCTCCGACATGGCTTCAACCTCGCCTTAACAAGCGACTTGAAGATATCTCCGAAGCTCCTGATACTGGCTCTGCCGTCAGCCAAGAAGTTTCTCGCCAACTCGCTGAAAAGCAGGAGGCCGATGACTTCGCCGCTGCCAAGGCAGAAATTCCCCCGATGAACGCAGCTCAAGCAAAAGAGTTTCGAGAACGGTATTCCGCTCTCAAACCCGCAGGAAGGGCGCTTGCCGTCCGCACCGCGCTTGAAGCGATGGGCATCTCAAAAAGCATTGAAGCTGCTGAGAAACGAGGGATAGCTAAGGGGAAAATGTCCTTCCCCCGAAGCGGTCAGCCTCCAGTTAGAAAGCCTGAGACCAAACTCATTGGTGGAGTACCCGAAGACGTCATCAACGACGAAAAGAAGTGGAACGAATACGTTCGTACCAACGGGGGAGCTCAACAATAAGCCACTCGGCATAGCATAGCTTAAAAGAAGGATGAACCTTACATTCATCTAAAACTTTTATTTTATGGCTAACAACATTGGCCCAGACTTGCTCTCACCCGCTCTATGGAGCGCTCGCGTGCAGAAGCTGTTAAAGAATTCCCTCTGTGGTGCAGCGATCTGTAACACAGAAGAACGTGTCGGTCTCAAATTTGGATACCGCACTCACCGCCCTTACACTGGTGATGTATACGCTCAAACGTATACTAAGGGTGTCGCTCCTACGTTCTTAAATATGAACGCTACGGATGAATACCTCGACGTAGACCAGGCCAAAATCATCCCAATGTACTTGGATGATATTGACGAAATCCAAAACAAGTACAAGACGATGGACATCTACAGCCAGCGTATGACTTACCAAATGCGTAATCAGATCGACCAAAAGATCTTCTCTTTGGTCCCTAATGCGCTCCTTGGTAACACCACGCCTTTCACTTTGGATACCACCAACGTCTCCGCTAAATACGGACAAGCGAAGGCTGATCTTTTCAACAACGGTTGTGAAGACACCATCCCTTGGTACGCCGTAGCGGATGCAGACACCATTTCCACTATTGAAGAAGTTCGCACATTCAACGGGTTCAAAATCTCTGACGACACCCTCGTCAATGGTTACGGACTCGGTGCTTACCTCGGAGACTGGAAGGGTCTGAAGATGTTCAAGTCCCAAAACTTGAAGACGTCCGTGGATATCGTTTGGTCTGCTGACCCTGCGAATCCCTCAACGCTCATCATCAATGGTGTGACGTTCAACTTCGTGACTCCTATCGGAAGCGCCGCTGGTAACGTTCTCTTGAACGGAGCCATCGACACGACCATGGCAGCCCTCGTTAACGCCATCAACAACAGCGCAACTGGTCTGGGAACCACCTGGATTCAGCTCTCTGATGCTGACCGCGCTAAATTGGCCTCTCAAGGTATCGCTGCGAGCTACGTGGATGCCACCAACACTCTCACCATTACCGGTTTCGGTAAGATGACGATTGCTGGAACCCAGGCAACTGGAACTGTGGGAACTCAAACCATGGTGATGCCGGTTGGCCAAATGGGTGCTATCGATCTCGTAGTTCAAAAGGACGTGAGCATCGAAATCCTCCGTGTGACGGACGGACGACGTGGATACAACATCACGGCGTTTGATCTGTATGGAGTGAAGATGTTCCGTGAAGGAGCACAACGCACCTACGCCATGACCGTGTACAAATAAATCCTTTAACCTCGCTCTTTTATGTCTGATAAAATTCTTCAGCACCCGGAGCTAGCAGGAGGATTCACGGTAGGTGGTGCGCCATTGGCAACATCTGGTGGAGCAATGCTTGATAAGGCAACGCCAACCACTGACTCTACAGCCGCTGCGATTACCTACACGGCTGCTATGCTTCTCACAAAACTGCTCCTTCGAGATCCGAATGGGGCAGGGCGTTCCGACGTTACGCCAACGGCCGCATTGCTGCTTGCAGCGCTGCCTGGAGCGAAAGTTGGAAGTGGTTTTGAGTTCACCATCCGTAACACAGCGGATGCAAATGAAACAATCACCGTGACCGCTGGATCAGGTTGTACATTGTCTGGAACTATGACTATCGGTCAAAACAATTCAAGGCGATTCCGCGTGGTATTCACCAATGTAACAAATTCTCCCGCCTACACGCTCTACTCGCTAGGCATTTCCGCTCACTAAATCCCTTTTTCGGGAGGTGGGGTCCAGCTATAAACGCTGGGCCTCCCCATAAAGGGGATTCAATTCCTTCACCCAACCTATATGACAATGCTTCGCTTCGACGAAAACAAGAAGGTGGGCCAACGAGGTGTTTCACCTCAAACCAGACTCCCAACGGACGATGGGTCCACCTCAAATGCGCAAACCATCACTGGTGAAGCGCTGACTTATTACTACTATACTGCTGCTGGAGTTCTCACCGCCGATGTGGGCCAGCCCGCTGGTACAGTGGTCGTGATCCCACTCATAAATGATGGGCTTCAAAATGGCCTCGGTACTCAAGCTGGAGAATATGGAGATAGCTCACTGTCTCTTAGTGTAGCCACTTATTTGAGTCGCCAAGTTCCATTCCGAGGACTCTATGCTGAGGATGTGGATGGCGATGGGCTTACCAATCCTTTGGCAGCAATGAATCGTGCCATTCGTGTCACTCAAGACTTCAGAAATGGAGATTTTTGTGTCGATCACGTTCATGGTGTCATCTATGGGAAAAAATTGGCAGGTACGGACCCCACTGGAACCACCACTGCAACGTACATTGTACGTGTACCTGGAGGAGGTGGATCAGTAGCCGAAAATGTGAACCTCGCTAAAGTGGGAGGCACAGCTACGGACACAAACTCAGGTACGGCATCTGCTGGAACCTTGAGGACCATTTTAGCTTCAGGTGCTACGGCTACTCGAACTACAGTGACCCCTTCGCTTGCCTCTCAAAGCTTGATTGCTGCATCTACGTCCCGCAAAGGGCTTAGAGTTGTGAGTACTGCGGTTGACCCCACTCAACAAATTTGGATCTCTACTGCTGCAACTGCCACCTCTACTAACTTCTTCACAAAACTAGTCGGATCGGGTGAAGTCGATCTGTACAGCGCTACGGATTGGCCTTACAACGGAGCATGGACCGTGATATCGGATGTTGCTTCTGGAACGTTGCAAGTCATTCAACTCACTTAATCCAATTTAATTTATGTATAAATCTAATTCTCCCGAAAATGCAATGATGCTGTTTGACACTGCTTCAGCATCGGCTACCGCAGTGAGCGGCGTGACTTGGGCAAAGACTGGGCTCACTTACATCGATCTTCAAGGGATAGGGCAAATCACGCTTCAAAGAGCAGGTACTTATAACCTAACCGACCAATTCCAGGTTTCGAACGACCTCACGAACTGGGTTTCATGTCCCCTGCAAAACTCAGCCTCAGTACCACTAGCGGAAAACACTGGTGTATCCGGTGCTGGACAAGGAATTTTTGATCTTCCTGTTCGTGGATGGCGTTACTTCCGAATAAATGTTTCTGCTTATGTATCAGGAACCATCAATTATACAATCCTTGGACGTGCAGGGTCCGCATCGCCCTCAACAATGCCGGTGTATGCTGGTCAAGATTCCTCTCCATGGATCACAGCACTTTCTACATTACTCCCAAATGGTGCAACTGCTGTCAACGGAGCTTCTGGGAATGTGGCAAATGCAAATGCTGTGGCTACTCTCGCCGGCACTCCATCTAAGACTACTTACATCACAGGTTTTGAAATCACTGCTGCCGGTGCAACTGCTGCAGCGGTCGTAACGGTAACTGTTGCAGGAACGATCAGCGGGACATTGAGTTATACCTTCACAGTTCCTGCGGGTGCAGCTTTGGCTGCGACACCACTCATTGTCGAATTCCCCGTTCCTATTCCTGCTAGTGCCGTTAATACCGCCATCGTGGTAACGTGTCCTGCTCTTGGGGCTGGAAATACTAATGCAGCTGCCGTTGCTCACGGATTCCAACTTTAATCTGAAAATATGCCATTTTCTTCATCAGGCGCAAACAATGTTGCCAAAGCAAATCGTTTCGGAGTCATGCCCATTGGCGATTCTCGTACAGCAGGGAATGGCTCAACTGCTCTTGGTGGATATAAGCGTGAACTCTTTGAATCTTTAAGAAATCATCTAGGTCATGCGCCTCGTTTCTGTGGAACAGATCAAGCGGCAACATGCGTGCTGCCAAATTGTGCTGTTTCCGGTCTTACTTCGGCTCAAATACTTACCGCCGTTCAAGCTCAATCTCCGCTCTTTCCTACCTGCAATGTTTACCTGATTGACTCTGGCACGAATGACGTTATCGCCGGAACTGCCAACTCTACAATCACTGCGAATATCTTGAGTACGATCAGCCAGATTTACACCGACAACCCAAATGCAACGGTCATTGTCGCCAACCTATACGATCGATCCGGGAAGTCAGCGGAAATTACGGCCTTCAACGCGGCTTTGGCCACTGCGGTCGCTGGGCACGCGAAATACTCTGCCACACCAGCCATTGGTAAATGCTTCCTCTACGATCAGTACAGCGTGATTGGTCCTTATGGTGCAGGAACTTTATATGGAGATGTGACTCACTTAAATGCTGCTGGGTACACTATCGCTGCGGCAGGTTGGTATAATCAAATCATTACTCTTTACTAAAATTTTATGCTCACATTTACAATCAATTCTTGCGACAAAGGCAGCGGAAACACTGTTCATGTAAATGTTCACATGGCTTCCGATGATGGTGGAGAAACGGTGGACATCGAAATTGCTGGAACTGAAGAGGAAATAGCTGATCCAAACTACATTTTGTATCAGGTGGCAATGCTTACAAAAGCTTTTGATTCTTCTTCCGATAGCTATGGCAACATCGGCGAACAGCTTGTTGTTGAGACATACGAATCGCTTCCTTTGAAAGAAGAAATCTCAGTTCTCTAACCCATCATTCCCATGATGTTCATCACTCATGACCAAGCAGGAAAAGTAACTGGCTACAGCGACGGCCGCCGCAATCCGCGTGACCTAAAAGAAGGGGAAACTCAAGTAGAGGTCGCCCTCGATTGGGGGCACGTCGATTGCAAAGGTGCTGGCCTCACTTTCGTGGATGGCGTTCTGTTCAATGATGGCATAGAGCTTGCCAAGGCAATTCGCCCCATTCCTAACGAAGGTGAAGACGAAGAATATGAGGGTGAAGACGAAGAAATTGAAGAAACTTTAGCCCCTAATCAACTGGAATAATGGCTATCACACTCCTTGAAATTCAAGAACGGCTTGAGCGCCGCATGAAGGACATCAATGACATTGATGAAGACCTCATGCTCGATATGGCTACTGACCTTAATCAGCAGCTTTACGACGAGATGCTTGAAAATGATCCTGAACGGTTCATTTTGACCCAAAATTACACGGTGACGACTTCGCCTTCGACGCAAGCGCTGCCCACTGGTTTTAGGGACATCAAGGAGTGGGGCTGTGGATTTTTTGTCCAAAATTCAGATGGGACAAACACGACCGTTGAGTTGCCTATCACTGGGTTTGGTTCGACGGATTGGGGGTATTACATCAGTGGGACCAACGTAGTCTTCACGGGCATCAATGCCACCACCACGATTGTTTTGCGCTACATCCCTGTTCTTGCCGACATGGTAAACACCGGTTCCACTTTCTGTGTCCCCGATGAGTTCAAGGCATTGGTTTTGGAAGGAATGGTACTCGCCTACTACAAAAACGAGGAAGACCCACGTGAAGAAGTTTCTGACCAGCGTTTCATGCGCCTCCTGATGAAATTTAGGGATGCTTTCCCCAAAGGACCACGCGTTCTCACGCTTCCGTCTCCTTATGAGAGCAGTATTTCACCCAATTCTTACTTTCCATGGAGTATACCCCAGTAAAAGTGCCATCTAGCCTTCGACAAGGTTCTGTAATCGGTGAAATGCCGGTTAAAGGGACCAATTTTAAGGATGATCCACAACTTCTGGACACAGCCTTTGCTCTTTTCATCGAGAATTACTTTGTCCACGGCACAGCAAAGATGCAAAAGCGCCCTGGGCAAGTGGAAAACTTTGATACCGGAGAGTCCACACCCATCCCTCTCGATAAGGAATTCCGCTATGGGATCGATATTGAGGCCTATGGGACCAAGGTGCGCTCTTATGACAATGCCACAGGCACATTCACGAACATTAAAACGGACTTTACGAGCGGCGCATTCACCGGAGGGCGGTATGGGGACTACTTCTTCGTAAACACGCCGCTAGATGGCCTCTGGCGCTTATATTTTCAGTTTTCCTGGGCAGAGTCCTATAATCTTTCCGGAAATAATACGTTCGACATTGCCATGCAACTTGGAACCAGCATCAGTGCTGGCCAAATACTTACCGATTCCACTACAGGACACACGGGAACCGTCGTTTCAGTGACGGTTGTATCTACAACGTCCTTGCGCCTTGTAGTGAATACGTTAAATGGAGCCTTTACTCTTGGTGGGCCGGTTACCGGAGGTACACTTGTGTCCGCAACACTTCAAAATGTGAATCCCTTTACTGCGAACAACAAAATCACTGGCGCGACGACCGGTGCAACGGCCATCATTTTGGAACAGACTGACAGCGGCGCAACTGGAAGCTTCGTGCTGGGCTCAATCCTTGGAACATTCAACGGAAGCGAGGTAGTCACTGACACGGGCACTGGCCGCGCTGTCATGACGACTTCAGTGACCATTGGGATCACCCAAGTGACCAACGCTCCAAAAGCGGATGTCTTCATCATCATTGGGAAGCGTGCTGCACTGCTCGGGCTTGCCACCAACAAAGCTGGAGGTGTTTACTCCAACGCCGACACTGGTTCAAATCCTGTTTGGACCAATTGGACCACCGGAACCGGCTACAACGACCCTGGAGACTTCAGCAACCGAAACGGTGGAGACTGTTTGGACGGTACGCTCATTGGAAACATTGTTTTTGTAGGCCAAGAGAATGGCTGGTTTGCCTTCACCATCGATCAATACTCCGATGCGGATGGAAATTCACTCAAGAAAGATGCCGAAGTGGCTACTGGAACAGACTTCCCCGTCTTCCGCTGTGTAATGACGAACGTGGGAATGATTGTGGCCAGCACGGCAGGAATTTTCCGTCTTGTTTCTTTGGGGCAGCCAAATATCCCCTATTCGGATCAATGGGAAGGGCTTACAGAAGATTTGGGCGAAGATTATTTCACCGATGTGAACTGGGATGATGTTGACATTATGTACGACAATAGCCGAGGCTTCATCTATACAACACTTGGCAAGGACAGCGACAACAATAATCTGGTCCTTTCTGTTAAGGCAACGCTCTCTGGTACGGAAAGTGATGTAAAAACTGGAGCTACTTCATTCTTCACTGGATGGAATGTGCTCAATTTCATGGTCACGCAGGAAGGCATCATTTACGGAACTTCGGCCATCGATGGCATCCGCCATCAGCTTTTTGTGGGTCAGAAGGACGTGCAGAAGACAATACACACCGAGTATTTGCAGGAACTCAATTTCGCTCTCACTGATACTTTCAACCTTGAGCAATTTATGACAAAAATCGAAATGTCCGGCGCATCGCTTGTCACCATCTCTTTCGATACCTTTGACGAGACTGGCTACTATGAAGCGCGCCGTCGTACCTATCAATTTAGGCCTCGCCATGATTATACGGATGATGAAGCTGCCTGGGGAAGCGCGCCCTGGGGCTCAGCAGGATGGGGCGGTGGCTCGACTGTCTCCGGTCTCATCCCAACAAAACGTGGTCGTCTCGTGAAGTTGCGCCAACTCACCCGTGTTTGGCTGCGCTACGAAAGCGACGATGCTTGTGAGCACATCATAAACTATTTCTCCGCACGGGCACTTATCACCAAGCCTACCAGGGACAACAGTCTCGAACTGGTCACCGACTAAAACAATATAACCCCTCCACCAAATGTCTGACGCAACTGTACTTCCTACCGCAAGCCAACTCCGCTTCTTCTACTACGCAGACAAGCCCAAACTTGATGTGGGTCTTACTGCGGATTCTGCTGATGATACCATCTATGTTACTGTGGCTCCACGAGATCGCGACGGAGCAATCATCACTGGATCGTTTTTGATTAGTGTGACGAATAAAGCTGGAAAAACTGAGCGGATTTGGGTTCCCGCTCGAACAACCGATGGAAGCGGGAATGTAGTGACTGGGGTATCCACAGACGGACTTTCATTTCTTGGATGTATTCGTGGTATTGATCCAAATGGGCTCGACTATACTGTGGGGGATACTGATTTCATTTTGGCTCTTGATGGAGGATCAAGGGTCAATTGTGTTATTGCTGCTCAAAGCGGTGAACTGCTTCGTGCTGCGATTCAAGGACTTATTGCTACTGGAGGAAGTGGTCTAATTTTGGGAACCGATGCTGCCGGAACCGTGACGATTTACCGCTCGACTGGCGTTGGGACCTATGTTGGATGGATCAGGTTCAATATTGGGAATGGGAAGGTGGAATATTCCAATAATGGTTCTGCATGGAACACGTTTGATAGTGTGACGGCTTCAAATCTTGTGGTGGTGACGAACTCCGACACGACCCCAGGAAACTTCTATGACAAATCTGCTTCTGGTACGGGGATCACACGTACTGTGTTAAATCCGGGAGCCAATGAACAATTACAGTTCTCTGTAAACGGGACACTCGCAGCACTCATTTCTGATGTAACTGCAACGGCTACGGAAATAAACCAGGCCATCCACAATATCGGAGCCTCCGTGACTGCTGCTGCGCTCACCATTCTTACCAATGGAAGCAATGCAGATGCCTACCATGTTCATTCCAGCCCGAAGGTAAACATCACTGCTGCTGAAGCTATCAATGGGTCCGCATCTAGCGTACCGGTTGCTTTGCTTGGGAATAGCTACAAAAACCTCCTCTTCATCAATGCTACAGGCCGCACGCTCTTTTCTACTGCCGCCGGCGCGGCATTGGCCGTGGGAGACGTGGACGCTCGAACGCGTCAAGCTCAGTCCTTCGCTCGAACGGATGCACTGGCCACTACAATCACGCTTGAATCGCTTACAACTCTTTTGGAGATTGTGGGCGCTCCTGCGGACAATATTTACATTGAAGTTTGTTCGGATAGTGCTGGCGTTCCTGGCTCAGTAATTACAAATGGTACTTCCAACGTGATTTCTGGAGGTTCTTTATCCACAACGATGGTTCCTGCGAAATTCACATGGGCAACACCTCCCACCCTCGTTTCAGGGACAACTTACTGGTTTGTGGTCCGACGAAGCGGAGCGAATGACGCAGCAAACTACTACCGTTTGCGAACTGCCGGTGCGGACGTTTACTCAACGTTCAACGCCGCTTCCTATACTGCCTCCACAACCGCTTGGTCCACAACTTCCACCGATATTCAGCTCTTCGCCCAGTTCAACTACAATTACGGTGGAAAGGTTTGCTATGCGGATGCGGATGCCTTCCCACGCGCAAATGTTTATGGTTTCACTTCTTCGAATGTTGCTGGATCTGCCAACGCCGCAGTTGGTGTGATCGGACTCATGGCAGGGTTCAGTGGACTTACGCCAGGGGCCTACTATTGGCTCTCCACGACGCAGGGGCAAATTACAATAACTCCGCCCTCGCTGGGGACCACGTTCAACGCAGGGAATTCACGCTTCTGTGTGGCCCGCGCTCTCACTACGGATACTGTGGAAGTGCTACATGACGCTGAGCACTTGCTCTCCATTACGGATGTTTACACCTCCGGTAACCCCATGGTGGAAACCGGCGCGGCGACCGCAACTGTTGACCTGTTCATTGAGACCGGATTCAAACCGAAGAAATTTGTAATCCGCTACATGCAAAATGACGTGGCCGGTGCAGCTACAGATGATCGCTTCAACATTTCTGATTTTGCCATTACAGATCAGGACACCATGTTCCGCATCATTTCTCCAAGCCTTACTTTGAATGGAGCTACATCAACGATTGACGCCACCGACAGCGATTATGTTACCGTTGCTGGAGTTTATGACAATGGATACCTGTTACGCATCAAACAGAAACATGGTAGCGAGTCGATGAGTTCACTCACAGTTCTTGCTACGACTTGATAAACCTAACTTTCAGGTTAATATAATAACATCCACCACGCCATGGCGACTAAAACCTATACCCCGCTCTCTAATACGCAGCGCATTCAAAAAATCCTCTCTCAACCAGGGGTGTCGGCAAAACGTGAAACGGCGCTTACTAATATTTACAATAAGCAGACGGGAAACAAAGGACTTGTGCCACGGCTCAATCAAACCTTGAGGTCAAACCAAGTTGGCCCTCTGCCATTTTCTGGTAGGCAAGCTATTTCGGTGAAACCCAACGCACCAATGTTAGTTGACTATGGGCCAAGAGGGAAGACGGCACCAGTGCGTAACGTTACCCCAGAACAACAGGCGGAACATCAAAAGTATTTGAGCGATTTGAGTAATGGGATGATTGTGAAACAAAAAGACCCAAACTATAATCAGCCTTTGGTAAACACCGACAACTACCGTTCGATGGGGCTTTTTTACAATAAAGGCGGGAATTATTTCACCGACTCTAAAGGAAAGAAGATTGACCCAATGACCGGGAAGCCTTACGCGACTCCTCAAGAAGAAGCGGTGAGTAGCTATGAAGATATTGGGAAGGGGCTTATTCAGAGTGAGTTCGACCAAGCCGCTGCGGACGCAAAAGAGCTCGGGATTGAAGACACATACAGTTCACTTGAAGAGCAATTCAACGACATCATTCAAAACAATCGTGAGCAGGATGCACTCAAGGAAGCTCAAATCCAGGAGCAGCAAGACGCTCTAAATTACAGCACTGGGGTCCAGAAGAACTCTGCTGAATCCCAAATGGATACACTTGCTGGCGCTCTCGCTTCAAATCGAGAGGGCTTTGGTTCTGGTTCCAATTCTTCTGTTTCTGATCGTCTTAAGGCTGCCACGGACCTCCGCATCAAACGTCTGCTCAAATCCAAGGACGTTGCGAATATGGCGCTTGAGCAAGCCAAAAAGGACCTCAAGTTTGCTGAACGTACTGGGAATACTGAAATGGCCAAGAAGTACCGCAGTATCATCGATGCAGCGACTGCTAAGGCTCAGCAGATCGACACGGATTACATCAATGCCCTTACCAACCAATCTCAGGAGGAACGTGCAAAGCAGACTGCTCTTGAGACTAGTTTCAGCAATTTTACCGCCATGGTGGACAAAGGAACCGAGCTCACGACGGAGGGCATCTCCGACATCGCCAAACAACTTGGTGTGCCTTTTGAAGTCGCGAATGCTTATTACACCGGCGCGCAAGCGATCCGCGACAACAATAAGCTCACTCTTGAAGAAAAACAGGCTCAAATTGACCAGAAGAAACAAGATCTTTTGGATCAAGTGGACCGCGTGCAAACCGCCGCTGCAACGAACATCGAGTACCTAAAAAAGATGTATGCTGATGGGGTTGATCCTGAACTCATTGCCGCCTTCAAGCAAACGGCTGGGATTACAGATTATGACGATCCGCTTACATCTGCGAAACTCCGAATTGATGAGGCCAATGCAAAGATAAAAGAAGCAGAGGCAAATGGCACGCCAGCGTATGGCACGGAGGCTTATTGGAAGCTTCAGCAAGCAAGACTTGATGCTGAAAAGGCTCAGGCTGATTATGATTCTGTTTATAACAATGTGAGCACTGGGACACTCAACACAGGCAATCGCCGTGTAGATGCCAATAATAATCCCACTGCCTTCACTACAGATGTAGCAAAAAGCTTTGGTTTGGTCGAGGGTGTTGATTATGTCCAGGGGGATAAATTTCCTGGTGACAGTAATCTCTACACGGCCAAACTACTTGGCGACCCAATTGGTATCACAATCAAGGGGATAGACTACGGAGGATTCACTACTCAAGGTGGTAAAAATCGGTGGAGCTATACAAGTAAAATCCCAAACGCAAACAACGCAGCATGGGCTAAGCTCAGTTATGAGCAAAAAGTGGAAGTGATCCGACAGATGAACAAATATGAAGGAGGAAACGGAAACCTCACCTTTGTAGCTCCCGATACGGATACTACGAAGAGCACGCCTTCATCCAGTCCTTCTACAAAATCTTCTTCCTCATCGTCCTCTTCTTCCAGCGATGACGACATTGTTTGGTAACACTTAAAATCACATGGCGAGTATCATCCAAAATCCTGTGAAAGAAAGCTGGGTCGACAAAGCTAAACGCATTGCCGACGAAGCTGCAAAAAAGATGGCGGGACAGGGACTTTACGGACCCACTACCCTCTCTCCTTTGAGTAGCCAAGAAAGTGCTGAGGGTACAGCGCGGCTTACTGAATACGAAAGCCGGCCAAGCGTTGTGGCTCAAAACATCATCAAAGAGAGTCCTTATACCCAAGCGCTCACGCTAAAAGATGAAGGAGAGCGACAAAATGCTTTTGCTGAGACACTTCCTGACTTAGTTCCAGGCTCTATTGCTTTCGACCTCATCAATAAAGCGACTAAGGCGCTTGTAGGTGGATACAAAGCCGCAACGTCAAATGTCCTATATTCTAAGCCAGGAGATGGCAAGGCGAAGCCACTTACAGGTGAAACTACGCTCAGCATGCCAGAAAAAACTTCCCTCGGGGAAGACATCTCCCATCGGCTTGGAATGTTTGCGCGCGGAGCTCTGCAAGGATGGGCCGGGGATGCACCACTCACCGAAGATGAAAGCGTGAACACCGTGCTAGACGTTGCCGTACCTCTGCTTGCTTTCGGAGCTGTTGACCCCGTAAAGGACGCGATGCTTTTCAAAAACGTGAAGCTCACTGGGCCAGAAGTGAAGACGGCCTTCAGCCAACTCACTAGCGGCGTTGAGCAGAATGCGAAGCCAGAAGCTTTGGATTACGCGAAAACCCTCTTGAGTCTCGATTCCCAGGGGAAGGAAATCATGTCAGCCATCAAAACCGGTGCGGACATAAAAGTGAAGCGTGATTATCTGTCATGGATCAAAAATATTTTCAATGTGAGCGAGAAACCGGCTGGTGAAGTGAGCGGAGTTTTAGGCGAAATCAACGCCGTAGATACCGCTACGGCTCCCGACAAAGTGATTGATGACCTCTACACCAAAAGCAAGGAAATTTACGATCCAGTCCACCTCCAAGTTGGCGACGAAATCAAGCCAGCGCTTACATCTACCGCTGAGGCTGCTACGCCTCAAATGACGCAGGAGGAAGCCATAAATGCGCTCATTCGATTTGGCTCCAAGATTGATGAAAATGGGGGCAAATGGACTGAAGCCCTGAAGAAAGAATATGAAGAACTTGTGAAAATCGCTGATGGGCAAAAGGTTCCTACAGCGCCTACCGTGAAAACTCCTGAAAACAAGCCGATGGTTTATGAGGGTGGAGAGAGTCGAGAAGCTACACCATTTGACCCTGAGTATTATAAAAACAACTCTTCTGTTCCGGTAAAGACCCCATCGAATACCCCCACACCACAAATTGCCCCAGAAGGTTTTATTCCAGAGACAACCGCCGTGGCACCGGTACAAGTACCCGTAAAGCCCGTTAAAATTCCCGACAAAGTTTTTAATTCAGAAAAAGGTGCAGAAGTATTCACGCAACTTCAAACTGCTGCTGCGGGCTCCCGCGTCGCTACAGAGGAAGGCACGACAGCTCTGTCCTCCACTTTCCCAGACTGGGTTCCTTCTAACCTTCGCCGCCGCGCTATTTTTGACGACGTTCAAAGGCATCTTTTGAATGGCACTATGCCAAAGAGCAAAAAAGCCTCTGAACTTTACCAAATCGTGCACCAGCGCATGCTTGGTGGGCCGAACGTGCCCCAAGTAGAAGCTGGCGTGAGCAAAGTAGGTACGAGTATCGCCCAAAAGGCCATCGAGGATAAGCTCACCAAAACCTTCGGCGGAACTGCTGAATACGACAAAATCACCATCGAAGATCAGGCAAAACGGGCAACCGACATGGTGAACAACAATATCGACAAAGCCTTGAGCATTCTTCATGGCAATGAACCACTCCCCGATGGGATGCGAGGGGCCCCGATTATTACCGCTCTTGAGGACTACGCGGTGAAAACTCAAGACTTGGAGTTGCTTCAGGACATTGCACGCTCGCCCCTCACATCAGAAACGTCCGTGCACGCGCAGGAAATGCGCCTCTTGGCTGAGCGCGACCCCGAATCGGCCATCAGTGCCATAGACCAAGTAAAGACCGTCAGAACGAAAGTTTTGGAGAAAAAGCTCCCAAACGGGCAAACTGTGGCAAAGGCAAAGAGTAACATCGTGAAAGATATCAAGGCTGAAATTAAAAAGGTCGCTCCCAAAAAAGAAGACTGGGCCTCATTCATTGACTCCATAACCTGTTAAGACCATGGGTTCTTTTTGCTTACCAAAACACCTTGCAACCGACTTCAAGTCGAAGCTCAAAAACGGGGAAATTACACCTGAAAAGTTGATGGCTATGACCAGTGCTGAACGCCGCACTTTCTTTGCGGAGTTTATGGGCGAAGTGAATGCAAAGGAAACCAATGCTGCTTTTGAAAGCAAGCTAATCCTAAAAAACCAGCAGCAAGGGATCATCAACTGGGCAAAGAGCGTGGCCGGTATCAAGCCAGAGGTGAAGCGCGATCTAATCAGCCGTGTAGAGAAAATGACTGAAGTTTTGCAACCAGCGCAAATGGATTCATTTCTTGCGGATCTTGCGGAAAAGAAACTTGGGATTGGCGTAACCGCTGAAGAGGCAAAAACCATTGCCGAGCTTTCCAAAAATATTCAGGACACCAGGGCTACCATGGAGGCCAGCACGCGTCGTCTTCCTGGCCAACCGGCAACAGAGGAGGAATTTGCCCATGGTATGGCGAAGGTGAAGTTCTACGAGTATGTGAACGATTTGAAGGTAAGGTCGGAGAAAAGGACCTTCATGGAAAAGCTAAAAAACCCAGTAGACACAGCCATTGAACTTGGAGGGGGCGCGAAGTCGATCAAAGCGTCCATGGATAACAGCGCGATCTTTAGGCAGGGATGGAAAACGCTCATGACTCACCCCACAATTTGGCTTCCTAATGCGGCAAATACTTTCCGTAACATGGCGAAGACTATTGGGGGAAAGGACGTGATGAATGCGGTGAATGCCGACATCGTTTCCCGCCCCACTTATGATCTAATGCAAAAGGCGAGGCTTGCTGTGGGGACCGTGGAAGAAGCCTATCCAGCGGCGTGGCCGGAGAAAATTCCCGCGCTTGGCCGTCTCTACAAAGCCAGCGAAAATGCCTTCACGGCTTTCGTGCACAAAACGCGCGCCGACGTGTTTGATTACTATCTGAATTTGGCGAATAAATCCGGAATCGATACCACGGAAAAGGATCAGCTTGAAAGTATTGGTAAACTCGTGAATTCACTCACGGGGCGCGGCAATTTGAATTTCTTTGGGAGGCTCAATTTTGAACCTGCCGCTAATGTTCTAAACAACGTCTTTTTCTCTCCTCGCTGGGTGAAAAGTCAACTCGACACACTCACGCTGCATGCCACTGATAAAGGCTTCAGTTGGTGGGCACGAAAGCAAGCAGCACTCAATCTTTTGAAGATGATTCTTGGAACCAGTGCCGTACTCACTATTGCCAATGCAGTGATGCCAGGAAGTGTAGAAACGGATTCTCGTAGTTCTGACTTTGGGAAAATCAAGGTGGGAAACACACGTTTTGATGTGACTGGTGGACTTGGTGGGATGGTCACGCTTTTCTCCCGCTTGATACAAAATTCTTCCAAAAGTTCCATTACTGGGATGGTCACGCCACTCGGTGGCGATGAATTTGGCGCGAAGACCCGTGGCGACGTGCTACTCGATTTCTTCACCAACAAACTTTCTCCCGCAGCTTCCTTGATGAAAGACCTGTTCACTGGCAAAACTTTTGAAGGAACGCCACCCACCATCGCTAGTGAACTTGAAAATCTCTTCGTTCCGCTCCCCATTTCAAACTACTTCAACGTGAAAGACGATCCCGAAGCGGCAAACAGTTTGCTCATCATGATCGCAGACGGGCTTGGTATCAGCGCCAACACCTACAGCAAGGAAAAGAGCGAAGCGGAAATACTTTATGAAGAACTTAGTAAGCTGCCAAAAGATGAAGCACAAGCCAAAACGGATGCGCTTAAAACCGACAACCCAGACCTCTACGAAGACCTTAAAAAAGTGTTCAAAGATGAGCAGCTTGGGATCACGGAAAAGGACAAGTATATTCGCGATCTCGGCGTGGCAAATGGCGAACGCGCGCAGTACATTTACGACGAGGCGATGACGCTCCCAAACGATGATGAGCGCCGCGCTTATTTGCAGGATTTGAAGGATAAGGGCATAGCCACGAAGGACGTGATTGAACAGCTTAAAATTTACAAGGAAGAAAATGCGGATGAGCTGATCGACAAGGCAAAAGATGCTGACGACCCTGACACCATGGCCGGCCTCGTGAAGCTCTATATGAAGGCTTTTGGCGCTGATCCATGGTCCGCGATTGAAACGCTTTTCACGCATGAACAGCTCAAAGATGTGCGAGGCGGCGCAGTGATTATGGAACGAATGGGTATCGACGAATCCCAGGCAATCAAAAAGAAGGGGGGTGCGAGCGAGACCGACAAGCTTGACCATACCGTTCCTTTGGAGCTGGGTGGAGACAATTCAGAGAGCAACTTGAAGATCGTTACTGAAGAGGAATGGAAGAGCTACACCCCAGTTGAAAACTTTCTGGGTAGGCTCCTGGATGATGGAGAGATTACCGAAAAAGAAGCTGGTGAAACCATTAAGGCGTTTAAGAATGGCGAGATGACAGCCGATGAAGTTTATTCAAAATATCAATAACCTTATGCCTAAATCTAAAGCACCACAGCTCCCACACTCTGCCTCTGCCGATAAGATTTTGGTTCGGGAAATTCTCAAGTATTTGAAGAAGGACTTTGATTCCTTCAAAACTCTCACGACTGAAAATAAGGATACGCTTTTGCTCACACAGCAGCATCTAAAAGATACTACGGATGAGCTCGCGAATTTTGGCAAAAGTATGGAAGTAATGGGTAAGTCCATGACAGACCTAGCCAAACAGATTTCTGAAAACTATGTATCACAAAAAACTTTTGAGGAGTATAAGAATGATGCAGAAAAGCAATTCGCACCAAAAAGTGAATATGATCTCACCAAAGCCAAAGTTGAACAAATGTGGAGTGCTGCAAAGCTTATTACTGGGGCAGTGGGACTCGCCATCGTCGGGGCACTTTTGTCCTTAATTTTTATCAATCACTGATGAGGAACGCTTGTCTTTATATTCTTTGGGTCATTCTCTGCGTTGTGATTGCTTTTATTGTGTTTATGGGGACTAGAACTATCCTCACTTCTTTCAAAACTGATGAAGTCACCTTTGTAGCTACTCTTTAACTAAATCTTATGAATACGCCAAAATTCATCATTATCCACCACTCAGTTACGCCGCGTGATCTCGACAAAGATAAAACAGAAAAAAGTATCGAGGCGAGCCACAAAGCACGCGGATTCCCGCTGTCTTCGATGGGATGGCACATTGGCTATCAGTACATCATTTACTCTGATGGGGAGATTCGCCAGTATCGTAGTGAGACGGAAGAGGGTGCACACTGCAAGGAGAACAAGATGAACTTCCAATCCATCGGGATCTGTATGATTGGGGACTTCAGCCACGAAACACCGGATCGGCTCAATGAAATGCCTTCCAGTGCCCAGCTTTTGACTCTGGAAAAAACGGTCAAGGCGTTCCAGGCGAAATATAAAATCCCCGATGCGAATGTAGCACCGCACCGACGCTACGCGCTTGATCCAGCCACTGGTAAGCCTTACAAGGATTGCTATGGAGACAACTTGCCAGACAATCCCACTGAGCTTTTCAACCAAACTGTGAACACGGAAACTGACACGGCTTTCAAGTGGCTCAAAGACAACAACATTGTTTTTGGCCCACACAAAGCTACAGACCCAATCACTTGGGGAGAAGGTGCAGTAGTCCTCTACCGTTTGGCGAAAAAGCTGCTAGAATGGGTCCGTACACCTAAATCCTAATCTTATGGCACGACGTTCCACATCTACCCGCCGGTCAACTTCCAAAAAGCGCAACGGAAGGGTAAAAGTCGGCCCTGGACGATCCTATAAAACCGCTTAATATGGACCTCTCATCCGTTACTGAACTCGCCGTTATCGTCGGTCTCACCGAAATGATAAAAGGGCTTATCCCTGAGACTTACAGGGACAATGTGCTGCCGCTCCTTGCAGTTTTCTTTGGCGTTGGGATTCACCTTCTGCTTTTTGAGTACACGCCTTTGGAGCTTGTGAACGGGCTGATCCTTGGACTCTCTGCAACAGGTCTCTACCGTGCTGGGAATGCAGCTATAGATCGAGCAGTTCAATAAGAATCACCAGCTTTTATGAAATACGAAGGGGAATGGTCAAATGGTGAAATCCGAATGCCCGTTTCTTTTACGGTTGAAGACGATGGACGTGTGGTGGATATTTCACCAGCGGACCTTTCAGAAAAACTCTATGGCGCGGCATATGTGGCTCATGTGAACTACCAAAACCTCTTACGGGGTTGTTTAATGCGTATCCCAAATTCCATTGATGCACGTCCCGTCAGCTCGTTGTCGGACGATTGAACAAATCCTCAAGCTGTTCATCAATGCTGAGGCCTAGTTTTTGCCCACAATAGGGGCAGTATAAAATCCCCAAATATGTCTCTGCCAGCACATTTTTACCTGGCACGATGATTTTCACGAGCAGATGCCATTTGTGATAGAAGGTACTATCCCCAAACTCAACAATAAGAGTTGCGTAGTTTGGTCCTGGTTTTCTGCATTCGTGACGAGCCGTGATTTTTGGTGGTGGATTTGGCGTGGGTGTGACTGACATTAGGGTTTTAGGAATTTTCTTGGGCTGATACCGTAGCCTCTAAGTACCGCGAAGTGATCCTTGAGCTGTTTCTCTAGCGCCTTCAGTGCAGGATGGTGCGGATTTATGATTTTAAGGGCCTCCGCTTGGCCTTTGAGGCTTCGCAGGGTGTCTCGTAGCTCTTTGTCCGCCATGAGGCCTTCACGGGCCTGTTTTGCTATGTCACGGCGGCGTCTGGGGCGCTCAATGAGCACTTCTTTCATTTTTTTAATGAAGTTTGTCATGGCATGAGGTCGATTAAAAAGATGATGAGCACAAGAACTAGAATGGCGTGAATGTAATCACCACCAACATGGAAGCTAAAGCCGCAAAGCCAGATAATGATGAGAACGAGGAGTACGACGTCTAGCGTGGACATAGGCTTGGGGTTAGAGAGTTTTTTCGTGATCGTAGAGTCCATCTGGGAGCAAAAGCTCGTGGAGTTCAGGGAAGTCCGTGATGCTCACATAGTGCGACTCTTCGATCTCATTTGTGATCTGATTCAATACTATTTGTACAGGAATTTGCCTCTCACCGCCAAAGAATTCTCGGGCGCGCTGCATGTTCATTCCAAACTCACCCTTTTTGTCCACCGGCTTGTAGATGATCCCACCGAAGCGCACAAGGTCTCCAAAGCGGGCGTATTCGTTCTTTCCCATGAGGTCCTTCACCTCTTTGATGCAGAACTCGTGCTTTCCCTGCTCACCGAGATAGCAGTAGACCTTGTACATGGCACGGATAAGACTGGCAAATAGGGACACCTTGCGGTCCTGAATGTTCGCACCGCACGCGGGGCATTCTTTCAGGGCTTCACGCTCCTCTGGGTGCGTAGCCAGGTAGGTTTTAAGCTTTGCGAGAGTATCCAGGAAATGTTGAGGGATTTTGGTCATAATCCAAGTTGTAAAAGGAATTGGAAAAGCTCACGAATGTGTGGTTGCTTGGGCTTTAGACTTTCAGGATTGGGGCATGATTTAATATTGTCACAAATCTGGCACTCCCACTCCGCCTCCGAAAAGATTTGCTGGAGGGATTTGGTGAGGCCACAAGGCATCCACTTATAAGGTAGTTGTTCCATAGCCCACGCTTCCTTGTTCATGCTTTCCTGCCAAGTCTTGTCCCCTCTCATTTGGTTTATCTTCTCCAGCACATCCCCGATATATGCAGGTGTGGCAACTTCATGCCATCCACATTCGTTTGAACAGATGCATTTCCATTTATGCGTACGTTGTATTCTCTCGATAAGTCGGATCATCTCATTTTTCATTGCGCAGCTTGGTTATGAAATTAATTCGAGCTTTAAGAGCTTCTTCCGCCGTGTCATATCTACCCACGAAATGCTGTTTCCCACGCCATTTCACATGCACTCGGTAGCTATCCCGTGCCTTGTCGTAGACGTAGCCTTTATATTCAATTAATGGAGTCCCAAAAGCCTTTTTAACCGACCAGCCTTTATTCAGTCTTGCCCTGATCGTGCTATACTTGAAGCCGAGTTCTCTTTCCCATGCTCGTAAATTTTGTGTGCGTCCTTTGTAGGTGATGTTTCGTAAATCTGTTTTATTCTCACTACCTTGCTGAAACATGGTAGCCCAACGACAATTCGCTTTCTCGTAGTTACCTCGTGGGTCGAGCCTATCAATCGAATAGCCTTCTGGACATTTACCCATATCCTCGTAAAAGTTCTTAAACTCTAGCCACCGATCACAAACTTTAATTCCCTTAGCTCCGTATTTTGGGTAGTTGGTTGCCTTTGGATTCAAACAGCGAGACTTCATCCTAGACCAAGCAGTATAGGTACGAGTCCCGAACATTCCGTGAGTAGTGCGATTGCCTTTTTTCATGGCCTACAGTAGTAACAGTTGTTTTCACCTCCTTCCCAGCCATCACATACAGAACAAACTTCAAACCTTTCCCCACATTCTGCACGGCAACACTCGAAGTAATCGTCCCAAAACTCACAAGTTTCTTGTTTACAGGTAGGACAGATATAAAAATCCTTCATGGATAAATCATTTTCTAAGATGTTCATATTTATCGTGCGAAGTTATAACATTCTTCCCTTTGAGCTTCGGACATAGTTCCAAGTGCCCACTCCGTTCCGTTCTTGAGATCTTCTGCGGCATCTTCTTCAGAATATCCGAGAACATCCACAAGGTAATCGAATACCATTTCACCAGTGAAGACTTGCTCGCCGATAAGATAGGTGTTTTCAGCGATAGAAGCTGAAAGTGTGATAGGTGCTGTCATATAGTAGTAGGTTAATGACAACTCAATTATATCAAAGGGTGTCCATAAAGTCAACCCTTTCTAACATAATTCATTGACAGGCTTGCACATGTTTTCTTAACGTAAGTTCCTTTGAGGCTAGGCGGTCAATGAGTTGGGTGATTTGTTGTTTCATGGTTTAGTTGGATTCAATGGTTTTGCACTCGGGGCATTGATAAATTTTGTTTGCCGTACCCCATAGGCTTTCTTTTTGGCATTTGGGAGTGGGTAAACGACCCAGTAGGTCTTCCCTGCTTCGAGAGCTATGCCCGAGCACGGGAGCTTGGAGATGAACTTGCAGTCCGGTTCTTTGATTTGCAGGTTCTTGGTTTTTCTGTAGTTCACCTGTTCCCATACCTCGCCGGCTTCAATTGGTAGCTTACGGCCATAGATTTCGCTTGAAAGCGTTCCGTTGTGCTCCACAGCTTCAGCCGTTGCACCAAAGAAAACTTTATAGGTTTTCACCCAGAAGAGGATTTTTTGCCACCACTTCTTTGGGATGACGACAGCTTGTGCAAATTTAGTTGTTGGCATGCGAGTATTTTAGGAATGATAATCAACAGTAACGCAAACCCAGTCGGGGGTTGGCTTGTTTTTTGCCTTGTGCTCTTCGGACATATGATCCAAGCGCTCCAAATACTGTTTCATTGCCGTGTGTACGCTGCCGTCCCAGGCGGTTTTCTGATGTGTTACGCCATTCCAAATTTGATCCATGAGCATATAGCCAGCATCAAGGCGAGTTTCATCATCCCAATGATGCTCAGCAATAATCACGGTTCCACACTTGAAATCGACTGGCAGATCGGCCCATTTCATCACGTCACCAAAGTCGCCTGCATAGTTGTCAAAGAGCGGGCATTCCTTCACGGGAGAATTTGGGAAAGCTTGGTTCCAAAGCTCGTTTACACGATCGGCCTGAGACGCAGGACTCACAGAGCTTACGGTTATACCTTCTTTTGTGAGCAGTTCCATGAACTCTTTTATTTTTTCATCATCAAGACTTGCCAGCAATTTATTTCCACCCCAGCGCCCACCTATGAGCCAGTAGTCCCAAAACTTTGGATATCCGCCGTCTTCTTCACCACTTAGGTTTTGATCGAACTTGTGGAGGATTTGTTCGACGGCTTTCTCAATGTCATCCGTGGGGGGCATTACGATTTCTAGGTGGTGGTGCATACTATTCAGGGTAAAAGATTTTGGTGGTCGCTTCCACCTTGGATACATAGCGAGGGTTTGAATCCCAGTTGGGCGCATTGTGCTTCCCAATGGCGATTTTAAGAGGGAAAAAGTAGAACCGTGTCATCATCTCTTCACCAACCTGCTTCACTTGCCCATTGAAGTCTTTGGGGCCGTAATTACCCACGCAGTTGTTCCACTGGGCAATTCCTTTCGCGCATCCATTGTCTCCGGTGACGTTCTCATCCCACGTTCCAGCGCTTTCGTGATCGATGAGGGCGATCACCCAGTGCACCTGCTCACTGCTCATTCCGAGCCCGTAGAGGATGCCGTTGGCCGTGCGGATTTTCTCTTGAACGTCTGCGCCGAGGCCGCTTTTCATCCAAATCGTTTGAGTTGTTGCAGTTTTTGCAAGGACTGGAGTTGTGTTGATCTGGCCATCACTTTGATGGTCAGGTTGGGGTTTCGCTTCCCCTGTTATAAACCCATGAGACGGTTCACTTCAGCATCGATGTCAATTTGCGATGGGTCTTCGGCATCCTCCACGGTCTTTTTCACTTCGGCCAATTTTTCCTTGGTCAGGATGGCCGTGGTGATCTTCCCTTCTTCTCCCGTGGTGCGCATCTGAATGTAGTCGAGCTTTTCCTGGCGGATTTGCTCGATGATAGCGGCACGGTCATCGCTGCTGGTGTCGTTGGGGCCGAATGCGATTACACCGATACAAAGGATGATCCCAAAGAAGGCAATGAGCATGAGGACAGCGGTCTGAAATTTTGTGAAGCCTTGGGGCTTCGTACGAGTTTTCTTGGGAGTAGCGGGTACGGTAGGCATAGAAGGTGTTTCAAACATAGTGTTGTTTTCTGACATATTGGTTTTTGTTACGAGAAGTAAGAAATAAAGTGGACTCCGGCGATGGTTTAATTGTTCATGTGAAGAGGTTAAATCTTTATATCATAGCAGGTTTTAACAAACGAGTCAATAGATGCTTGTTAAGAGGTTGATTCTCTTTGTGCCACTCTTGGTGGTGCTTTTTACAAAGCCAAGAAACTTCCAAAGCCTTTGAATAATCATTGTGATGAGCCTCTACTTTCATGGTGCCACAAACTTCACAAGGGTGTTTTTCGATCTTTCCATCTCGTAATGCATTTTTGACGGTGTAGTGCGACAGGGCGGCAACTGGTTGAGTTCGGCGATACTTTTTGTTCCATCTTTTTTGTGCAGCCCTCCCACTTGGGGTTTGAACATATTCTTTGTGCTGTTTCAGAATGCTTTCCTTGTGCTCGATATACTGAGCACGACTCTTTGACCGTCTACAATCTTTACAGTAGAAGCCGAGGCCATCCTTTGTGGAATGGAGTTTTCCAAAAGCGTTTGACGGCTTATCGAGTTTGCATGATGGGCATTTTTTCATACGAAGTTTTAACAAAATCTTGAATCAAGTAGCTGGCAGCCGTGTTCCTGTTCATACGATTCACGCTTCCATTCGTAGTAGTTTCCGTAAGCGAGCCCGAGTAGGCCAGCGAAGGCGAGAAGTAAAGTCCAGGCGAGAGTTTTTTGGATGAAAGTCATATTACTGGTGGAGGTAATGAATTTTTGTAAGAGCATCGCGCACCTTCGCGAGAGCCTGGTCGGAGTTCCCCCAGCCCATTTTTTCAGCAATTTCAGGGGCGCTCATGCCGCGGTCGGCGAGCTTTTGGATGCGGATTTCCTTTTGGTTGAGTCTCATTTGATAACTTTTCCGTTAAGGTATACTTGAATTTCCTTTTGGGACTGCACTCGGAATGGAGCGCCTTGCACTAGCACTGTTTGATCCATGTCACCAGTGTCACGTGTTTGATTGGCGGCTTCAGTGAAGAGTTTGAGTTTTGCGTTGGCTAAGTCCTCCTTTGCAATCTGAAGCTGTTCCCGATATTCACTGTATTCTACGTTTTCTTCCAAAATGTGCTTTAGATGCTCGGCCTTGCGATCTTTCACTTGCTTTTTTAGGTCCTTCAACGCGATCAGCAAGTCTTCAAGCTCCATGGGCACGTCGTCCTCAATATCTTTCATCATGGACTTAAACTCTTTGATTGCGGCAGTTCTATCAGCAATGATTTGAATATTTTCTTCAAACAAACTTTGCTGGCGTAGGGGCTGTTCAATAACTTGATCGTCACGCATAGAGAATGGTTTTAATAGATTAGGATTGTGTGGTGAAACATTGAATACGGACGGGTTCAGAGTGTTCAGGTGAAGTGAGCAATGCGTCTCCCTTCCCATTTAGCTTTTCAGCCCCTTCACGGTCAAGCATGACTTTGGAGTCCACACCAGACGCTACAGTGAGGCAGAGGCGCGTAGAGAAGTTTGCCTTGGCGTCACCAGTGAGCACTTTTACTGAGAAGCGCTGCGCTGCGAGCACCAAGTGGATACCGGCGCTGCGGGCCTTCTGCGCGAGGATGAGGGTATTTTCTTCCAGGGTTTTGAACTCATGGTCGATGATCTTTTTTTCTCCTCCCAAAGGACCTTCTTCATAGCGAACGCGCTTTTTAGCTTGGCGAGCAAAACAGTCAGCGGCTTCGTCGAAGATGATGAGGCGCTTGTTTTTGGAGTTCCCTTGCGCACCGTGGGTCTTAAAGATTTCATCCATTTCGAGCACGGTGTATTCCATGAACTCTTCGATGTCAGCAAGCTCGTTGAGCACTTGGCAGCCTTTTGCGGTATAGGAAGAGAACTCGTATTTTGGGTCCAGGATGGCCACCTTGATGCCCTTTTTTAGAGCTATTTCAATGATGGTTTTGATGCTCACGGATTTTCCGCTACCGGATGCTCCGCTAATCATCATGTGAGGAGTAGAGGGGTTGTCGAGACTCCACTGAATGCTGTGGCCGAAATTGTCTTTTCCTATAGGGAATGTGTTGCCGGCGGGCACGTCTTCATTGGTGAGCATGAGAGGCGTAGTCGTCTTGCGGTTTACTTCCACGGCAATGTAGGCTCCGCCCTTGTACTCGACGAGGCTTGGTGCGATGCGAACGTCCTTCACGCCGATCACGTTGGCGATGTCCATGCGGTAGCCGTAAATCTGTGAGGTCTTGAGCCCAGCAGCGATTTGCAGCAGGTAGGTGTCGCATGAGTAGCCTTCCACGGTGTGTTCCACCTTCACTGGATAGTTGAATGTGCGGAGGCGGTGTTCGATTTTTTCTGGTGTGGTCAGGCTTTCCATTTCTTCAGGGTTTAATGATACAAATTCCTTTGGGTCCGTGAATGCTTTCACGATGCCCTTGGGTATGCTGGTGAGAGCAGAGCGCCGTATTGAGCTGCGGCGTTGCTTCAAGATTTTCTTTTGGCCGTCTGTCAGGTTCGGGAACCCTTCGAGCCCTTCAACGTGAGTTTTGATCCAAAACTCCACCACCTTGTCCCCTGACTCGTAGTGGTCGTTGGGATTCATTAGGTAAACGTAGTCGGGATTTTGAACGGCATCCATTACACGGAAGATGCCTTCGAATAGGATTTGCTCGAAGAGCTGGCCGTACTTCTCAATATCCATCGGGATTTGGCGGATTTGGCGACTGTGATCTTTATTCTGGGTGAACTTATTTTCGTAGTAGAAGAACTTTTTCACGCCCTCTGCGGCCTTGGGGTACTTAGCGATGATGTCGGGGAAACGGTGGATGGCCACGTTGAGTCCGAGCACATAGCCGATGGACTGGTTGGAATAATTCACGATCACGTTCTTCTCCTCTGTGTATCCATACTTTGCCTTGTGGTCGAAGACGGCGAGCTCACCGTCCTTGGTAATGAAAACCACGTCTGGGCTGAACTTGAGGGGAAGCGGAACGTCCACGCCATTTACGGTCACAAACTCATTGAATCGCTGCTCCACCCAAAGCACTTCGCCGATCTCCTTTTCGTAGGAGTCGAACTCTGTGATGAAGGACTGGAGTGCGAAGTTCACACATTCGAGCGCCTTGATTTGGAGCTGTTCGATGGTGAGCTTTTTCTGCGGCTTGTACTCATCTGCACCAAACCGCTCTAATTTCGCGTGTGCGATGCGGAGCAGTACATCATAGCCCATGCGCTCCTTTGTGCCCTGGTAGTAGCGGAAGAATTCCATCACGGCGTGGTGGTACACGTCCCCGATGATTGAACTCACGCTTTTTTCACGATCATAATCCTTGAAGATGTACTTGCGCTCGAAGGATTTTTCGTTGCGGATGAACTCGCTCACAGAGCTTACTGACCAGTGGTCGATCAGGAAGCCTTCCTTGTGCTTGGTCAGCTCTTCACCGGACAGTTGAGCGTACTTATTCATTTGCAGGAGGAGTTACAGCTTGGCGCATTTCTTCCTTCTTTTCTTTCACCGCATCGATCTTCTGATCTTGAGTGGGCTCAAAGGATTTTTCGATCACAACCCCTTCGGCTTCAATGTATCCGCCGCGTTCGCTCACGTTGTCGAGGTAAATGGCACGGTCGAATTTGTCTGACGTTGGGATCATCTTCGCGAGCTGTTTCCACGCGGTCTTCTGCCACATCCATTTTTCTGGGTCTTGAGCAGAGTTCCATGGACTGTACTTTGAATCAGAGGCTTGTGAAAGCGCCTTGATCTTCATGATTTGAGCTTCAGTCATGTACTGGAAAACGGTGTGCCCGGGTGTCACTTCAGCCCATGCGTAGGCTCCGATTGCTTTACCACGATCACCGACGGCTCGTGTATGAGAAAGTTTTTGAACAGTCCCGAGTTCTTCATGGAAAGTGTCATTTTCATAAACGACTTCCGTGCCGGCGCGTAGAACGCCAGAGCGATAGGCAAGGGTCTTGAGGCCACGGTATCCCATTTGGAATTGCGCGAGCGTGCCATTCTTGCTGTTGTAGGGCAAAATGTAGCAGTCGCCAGAGAAATTTCCTGGATAAAATCCGAGTCCGGCAGCTTCCATGAATGCGCCGAGCAAACTGTCTGGTTTACATTCCAAAAGCTTTGGGTTTGCTTCGATGCAGCGCATCACGCAGGACATGAAGCGAAGGGCATTATCCTTATTTCCAAGGAAGTTTTGGAGTGCCGCCATCTTTTTGTTCAGGAGGCCTCCGATGAGCGCAGCGCCCTGTTCATTTGGCGTGAGTGCTCGCGTTGCTGGTTGTGTAGTTTCAGTCATTATTCTTGGGGTAAATCAAGTTCAAGAGGTCGGTTCATAAACCTTCCACGTTTGTTCCACCACTTTGAGAAAGCTTGCGCACCATCATGGGTGAGCAAATAGTGGAAGCCATATCGAGTGTAAGACTCAATGGCCTCTTCTTCTTCGATTTGTTCAACGGTTTTTTCTGGGACTTCATCCCAGTCGTTGTCCCAATCGTGGACGAATACAGTGATAGGTTCAAACATAGAAACGGGGTTTAAGAGTAGTTGCTCTTCCAGCGCAGCGTGGCAGGAGGTTGAGGAACTTTGATTGTCGAGCGTTGGGTGGACGGGAGTGCTCAAGTGAGCGCGTCTAACGATCTCAACAACCTAATTGTAGCTGAGCGTATGTTAAATGTCAACGGTATTTTCACGCATGATATCACTTACCTATCACAACAGGTAAGGCAGGTAGTTTCAAAAGGAATCGCATGTCCTCAAGGTGTTTGGACTGGGCTTCGAGCACCCCTTCTACGCGCGATTGATCTTTAGGTTTATAGCCGCCCTTCAAAAGAGCTTCGGCGAACGCCTGCAAAACTTCGTCTGGCAAAATGAGGGTTGGTTTTGGTTCTACTCCTGGCACATATTTATTTGCCACCAAGTCGCCGTCAGGAGTTGCCTGATAGATGAAAGCTTGACCTACATCGTCGCGATTGAAAAGAAAAATTTCCTTTCCAGATACACGCCAACTTGGCCTAAGTTCAACAAGGATTTCAGACCGCATGTTTTTCGGGTTTAGCTGCTAAAGATTTTGCGACTCGGGCAGAAGTTTTCCTTCGTGGCTTTGGCGCTGGCTTCACTTCCTCGGCCGCCTTGTCGGCTTTTTTATCGTAAACGAGCTTAGGCCTGTTATTGAAGCCGGACATTTCAAGGCGGCGCTTCCACGCATGCTTCACGCCTTCCTTATGCTTTTGCCGGTTCATGTCTTTCGGAGTGGTGACGCCTTGCTCACGCTTTGATGTGCCAAGGGAGCGGTCGAACTTTTTCTTTGGTTGGTTCATAAATTGTTTAGAAGTTACCGTCTGCTACCTGCAGACATTTTAAGCCAAGCTCTCTCCACATTTTCACTACTTTATCTCGATCATCCAAAACGAAAAGAACATCGTGAGCGTCCTTTATGTGCTCTTCATAAATCCTTTGTTTGACGAGGCGGTCATCTTCGTAGCTTCCCTGCGGGCGCATGAACAATTTTTGATAAGGGATGTCGTGCAAATAAAGCCACGCTTCAGTCTCTTCTCTACAAATTTCGTCTCTTCCTGAAACCAAAATGATTTCGATCCTGCCTTGACCAGATTCCAGGCATCCATAAACAAACTGACTCATTAACGCTGGTATAATTTCATCAACCTTATCGAGCCCTACTTTTGCCCATTCATAGGGGCCACGGTCTCCGCGATGAGCCAACGTACCGTCGATGTCACAAATGATTGCTTTTGGCTTCATGCAGTTTTATAAGGGATCTTTTTTGCCGTGTCGGGATCGTTCACAAAGTCGAGGTAATCCTGACCCAGAATGCGGTATGAGCAGTTGTAGCGCTTTGTGCCCTTTGTGAATTTCAGACCACTCCCAGTCGTGAAAAGCTCGCGCTTCCACACTTCGAGGCACCATCCGAAGGGCTGGCCATCGGAAACCTCAAAGAGGGCCTGTGCACTGTAAAC